TCGCGTAAAAGAAACTACCACGACGGCAGGTACAGGCACGGTCACACTTGCGGGAGCGGTTGCTGGGTTTCAATCGTTTTCTGTTATTGGAAACGGAAACACAACTTATTACGCCATCGTTGCACAAACTCCCGGTGAGTGGGAAGTTGGTATTGGGACGTATACCTCTGTCGGAACTACGCTATCGCGGGATAGTGTTCTTGCCTCCAGTAATTCTGGCAATCTAGTTAATTTCAGCGCGGGTACTAAAGACGTTTTTGTCACCTATCCGGCTGGCACGGCTATTGTTGCGTCGGATAATCCCGGTACAGCGGGGCAATTTTTAATGAGTAATGGTACCGGTGTAGCGCCTTCATGGGAGCCGGTGTCCGGTGGCGCTACTGGCGCTAACATCTACTTGGCAAATAACCTCGGAGGATTTTAATCATGCCCGTAACTGCAACCCCAATTTTTGCGCAGACGCCTAATGTTGGGGCGCTCAACGCAATTGTATCGACGGCGATGACCAACACAACGGCTTTCGATGGAACACAGGCAGTTGGCACCGCGATGGCTTTGGTCTACACCGCAGGTGCAAACGGATCGCGTATCGATCAGATGACTTGCCGGTTTGCTTCTACGAACGGGGCTACGGCGTCTGGCACATCAAACGCAACTGTCGTGCGTTTTTGGATAAATAATGGCAGCGCAAATACCACTGCGGGGAATAACATTTTCCTTGGTGAAGTAGCCATACCCGCGACAACGGTAACGGCGCTTGGTACCTCTGCGTTAACTGTTTACTTTGCAACGCTCCCGACAGGCGGGCTAAACATTCCCGCGAGTTACCGTATCTATGCGGGGCTGACTGTAGCTGCGGGCGGTACGAACATTGCAATTGCGCTGAATGCTGTTGGAGGAGATTACTAATGTCTGGCCCCACAATTAAGTCTGCGTTTAATTACGCAGCGCCCTCCCCGGCGGATACTGATGTTCAAGAATTTAGGTCATCGGGCACATGGATTAAGCCTGCTGGCGCGAATATGGTGCAAGTAGAGTGTATTGGCGGTGGTGGCGGTGGCGCGGGAGGAACAGGGTATCTCTACGGTGGGGCATCTACGGCAGGGGCATCCGGTGGTGGCGGCGCTGGATACTCTACGCGGCTATTTCGCGCAAGTGATTTACCGAGTACGGTGGCGGTCACTATCGGCGCGGGCGGTACTGGTGGTAATGGTTCATCTACTAGCTCTGGCAACGGGGCTATAGGAACTAACGGTGGTGATTCATATTTTGGAACATTTTTAGCAGGGTACGGTGGTGGCTACGGAAATGTGTCCACAACAACCTCATCTGCTGGGGGTGGTGGCGGCGGCGTGTTTAACGCTGCTGCTGGTAGTAGTTCTGGACAACCCACTACCACTACAGCCCAAGGACATTTTGGCGGGGGTAATGATTCCAATTATAGTATCCCATCGACCCAATTCACAACAGGTAGTGGTTGGGGTGGTGGTAGAGGTGGGGTAAGTATTTTTTCGGGTACGTCGTCGTTGCTTGGCGGAGGAGGCGGAGGTGGTGTCCCGGCTCGCTCTGTTTATGGGGCAAACACTATTTTACCCGGTTCAACCTGTGGTGGGCAAAGCGGCAACATAACTCCACAATGGGTCGGGTCGTATACTCTGGGCGGTGCAGGTGTACCGGGGGTAAACGGTAGTGGGGGTTATGGTGGGCATTCTGCGGTGTATGATGGCGCTTCGTATACAAGTATAGTCAAATACGGTACATATTATATATGCCCCACCCCTCAATTTACTACTAACGGACCTGCTTCTGCTACTTTATATAACATTATTCTTCGTAGTACAGATGGGGTCACTTGGAATTATGTAACCACAAATGTAAAAATACTTTACGTATTTATTGGTGCGGACTCCAACTTATACGGAATTGTTAACCCAACGGCTTTTACTCGTGGTTCTACCACTATACCCGGACTTAACCGATTAGATTTTTACACATCAACTGATGGCGCGACGTGGACTTATTTTTCTAGCATTACTGGTACTGCTGGTGGATTATTGTACGGATGGCCGGTTATTGTTAATGGGTATTATGTGTACCACGTAGGTAATAATACGACCACGTATATGTATTCTTCAGATTTAATTACTTGGTCTGCGGCAAACTTTAATACAGCACCAAATAGTGCAAATGTCTATTCATATCAAATTTGTTTTTGTAATGGAGAATACATTGCAAAAGCTAACGGTAATACATCAACTACAAACTTACAAGTTGCTTCAAATATAGCTGGGCCTTGGTCGTTACGCACGACTGGGTTAACCGGAGCATTTCAATGTATCACAACAAACGGAACTAGATTAGTGGCGCAAAACACCGCAGCAAGCCCATATATTTACTATAGTGATGTTGGGGGCGGTGCATGGACATTAGCCACAGGTACTGTAACTGGCGCTAACCCAAATAAATTCGAAACTCTTAGCTACGTGGGTACTAATTTTATTGCTTCGTACCAATCAAATTTATGGTATTCCGCAGACGGCGCTACTTGGGCCACTGCTACGGATGGAACTACTAATAACTATGGATTGGTTATTTTTGCCGATTCTAAATATACGCTGCTCAGTACTTCTACAACATCAACCGTAGCTATATATGCTACTACACCCGGCGGGACGTGGACCGCCACCACGTTTACTAGCTATGGCGCTGGTGGCGCTGGTGGCGCGGGGGGGTATCCCGGTGGCGGTGGTGGTGCGGGGGGCACTGGTACCACCGGGGGGGTAGGTGGGGCTGGCGCTGGTGGGATGGTTCGAGTTACTTCATGGTGAGGGATGTATGCGCCACGCGATTATAGAAAACGGAGTTGTTACCAACGTCGTTGTTGCTGATGAAGTAACGGGGCGTGCAAACAAGTGGATTCCAACTGAAGAGGCCGGGCCGGGGTGGGTTTATGATGGTAGTAGGTTTACCGCGCCTCCACCTGATCTTGTTGCCGAGGCAACTATTGTTCGCGCAGAGCGTGATGCCAAACTAGTTGCGTCAGATGTATATGTTTTGCCGGATCGTTGGGCGGCTATGACCTCTGATCAACAGCAAGCATGGAGTGCATATCGTCAAGCCTTGCGCGACGTTCCACAGCAAGCTGGGTTCCCTCGTAATGTACAGTGGCCCGTAAAACCGGAGTAACACATGGCAAACACAACTCTCCTTGGCTTCGTTCTTCCTACGACCGGCTCACTTGACGGTACGTGGGGAACGACCATCAACACCCAGTTGACGGAGTTGTTGGACTCTGCCATTGCAGGTACGACTGAACTGACGGCAGATGCGGATGTCATTCTGACCGCCAACCCGTTGGTGGCAAACGAAGCGCGACAGCCCGTCATCTTGTGGACTGCAACGGGAACTGTAACCCGTAACATCACGGCCCCGGCGCAAAGTAAGCCCTATATTGTCATTAACAAAACCGGGGGCACACAGTCTATTGTGCTTCGTGGTGCTGGCCCGACTACCGGCGTTACGATCCCTGCAAACAAGGCATGTATCGTTGCATGGAACGGGGCTGACTTTGTTGCGGCAAACTCGTTTGTTCCTGTTTTGTCGTTGGGTACTGCACTTGCTGTGTCCAGCGGGGGAACCGGTGCAACGACGCTGACGGGTCTTGTCAAAGCCTCGGGCACTAGCGCCATGACGGCGGTTGCCGCTCCGGCGGGAGATGTAGTCGGTACGACCGACATCCAGACGCTCAGCAATAAACGGATAACGGCTCGTGTTAATAGCATTCTTACCGCTGCAACGGTCACTCCTACGAGCGATGTTGTTGATCAATACAACATTACTGCACTTGCAGAGCCTGCTACGTTTGCTGCGCCAAGTGGTACGCCAACAGATGGTCAACGGTTGACGATACGCATCAAAGATGCTGGGGTGGCGCAACCAATTACGTGGGCTTCAGGCGCGGGCGGCTATCGTGGGTTCGGTTCTGGGCTTCCTTCAACCACTGTAGCGAATAAAACGACGTACGTTCAATTGGTGTACAACAACGCCGCAACTGTCTGGGACGCCGTAATGGTTTCGACGGAGGTGTAAATGCCTGAGCTTACCGATATTCAACTTCTCAAGGCGCAAGCCAAAGCCGAACTGCAAAGGTTGGAGGCTAACTCCCCTGCAAAGGAGGTAGCGGGGAAGGCTATCGGTAAACACGGGCTTTTCTACATCACGCTCATTGTAGTGATCGGTGTTGGGGCGTCTATCGTCTTAGAGAACGAAAAAATCGCCGCCGTCATGGGGCTGTTGGGCGCAGCATTGACCGCTTTGATCAGCATGCTCAATGGCATCGCGGGTGCCATGCCAAAACAAGAAAAGCCTGAGTTTGAAGTCATCAAGAACCTGATCGAACGTCTCGATAAGCTCGACCGTAAAGAGCCGCCGATGAAAGTTGATGTTACGGATGGGCGCGTTACTGTGTCCAAAGGCGATGATGTGGTAACAACTTCTAAGGAGTGACTGATGCTTTCCCTGATTTCAACACTTGGTGGTTTGCTTATCAGTGGGTTGCCCAAGCTCCTTGAGTTCTTCCAAAGTAAGGCGGATCAGAAGCACGAACTGGCCATTATGGCGCTCCAAAAGGAGAAAGAGCTTGCTCTGGCCGCTGCCGGGTTTGCTGCACAAGCGCGTTTGGAGGAGATTCGTACCGAACAAGTGGCAATGGAAACCGATGCCCGGATGACCGAAGCCGCCTTGGCGCATGACCAAAAGGTGCTAGAGAAGTCCTCGCGCTGGGTAGCCAACTATGTTGGGACAGTCAGACCGACAGTGACGTACATCTTCGTTATTGAATTGTTGCTGATCAACGGGTTTATGGCGCTTTATCTATGGCAACACCCCAACATGATTCAGTCGATTGATGATGTAGTCCGCTACTCTGAGTTGATCTTTTCTTCTGACGAGATGGCCATGCTTGGCGGCATCATTGGCTTCTGGTTTGGTTCCCGGCAGTGGGCTAAAAAATGAAGTTAAGCAAAGCGGGCGAAGATTTGATGCACCGCTTTGAAGGGTTTCGCAGCAAACCCTATTTGTGCCCTGCGCACATCTGGACGATTGGCTATGGCCATGTCCTATATCAAGAACAAATCAGGCTCCCCGTTGTCCGAAAGGACGGCTACACCGGGATGTTGCGCTCTGAGTTCCCCTTGAGGCCGGAGGATAATCGTGTCTGGAGTAAGGAAGAGATCAACGAACTATTCCGTGTTGATGTCGCAGATTTTGAACGTGGTGTTCTTCGACTTGTTCCCGGCGTGGTTGGCCGTCAAGGCAGCTTTGACGCTTTGGTCAGCTTTTCCTTTAACGTAGGATTGGGTAATCTTCAACGCAGTCAGGTTCGGATGCGTGCCAATCGAGGTGATTGGGAAGGGGCAGCAGAGGCATTTGAAGCGTGGACAAAAGGTGGCGGTAAGGAGTTGCCCGGGCTGGTGCGTAGACGCAAAGCTGAGATTGCTCTTTTTCTGTCGTAACAGGAAAATATCACCATGCCGTTACAAAAACTGAAATTGCGTCCCGGGGTAAACCGGGAGAACACTCGATACACGACCGAGGGGGGCTGGTATGAGTCCGATAAGGTGCGCTTTCGTCAAGGTACCCCCGAGAAGATTGGCGGGTGGGAACGCATTTCTGAAAACACTTTTTTGGGGGTGTGCCGGTCACTGCATCAGTGGAGCACGCTAGATGGGCTGATTTATACCGGGGTCGGTACCAACCTCAAGTTTTATGTTGAGAGTGGTGGTGCGTATTACGACATCACCCCTATCGAAGAAACCAACACCCTGACTAACCCATTTGATACGGTAAGTGGTGACAGTATTGTGACCGTGACCGATGCGGGCATGGGCAATTTGTTGGCCGGAGATTTCGTAACTTTTAGCGGGGCCGCACCCGTAGGTGGGCTTACCATAAGTGGCGAATACGAAATCATTTCCGTCGATCAACTTACTACTACGTTCACTATAGATGCTGGAACTCCAGCGTCTGCAACCGCTAACGGCGGTGGAACGGTGACCGCTGCATATCAAATCAACACGGGGGCCGCAATTGCCGTCCCGTTGGTAGGGTGGGGGTCTTCTACATGGGGGTCTGGCCCATGGGGTATTGGACAGCCCTCTACAAAATCCTTGCGCCTATGGAGCCAATCAAATTTTGGTGAAGATTTGATCTTTGGTCCACGTGGAGGTGCAATTTACTACTGGGATGCGTCGGCGGGTTTGAACACCCGCGCTGTTGCTTTGGCTGACATGATGGGCGCATCCGGCGTCCCAACTCAACAGAATTTTTTGCTCGTGTCGGATGTAAGCCGATTTGTCTTTGCACTGGGGTGTGAGCAAGATGGCACCTTCGATGCCATGCTGATTCGTTGGTCCGATCAGGAAGACGCCACAAATTGGACCCCGGCTCCGACAAACCAAGCGGGGTTCTTACGCTTGTCGCGTGGGTCAGAGATCGTGACTGCTACGCAGTCTCGTCAGGAAATCTTGGTCTGGACGGATACATCGCTTTATTCGCTGCAATACGTCGGTGCACCGATTGTGTGGTCTGCGCAGTTGGTGGGCGAGAACACTTCTATCGCAAGTGAGAATGCCGTGGCATACGCCAACGGCGTAGCGTACTGGATGGGTGTGGACAAGTTTTACAAGTACGATGGGCGTACACAAACTCTACGTTGTGATCTGCGGCAGTTCGTCTTTAACAACTTAAACATGGACCAGTACACGCAAATTTTTGCAGGTACGAACGAAGCGTTTAACGAGATTTGGTGGTTCTATTGCTCTGGGTCGAGTACAGCCATTAACAGCTACGTCGTCTATAACTATGCCGAAGATGTGTGGTACTACGGCTCAATGGCTCGAACCGCGTGGGTTGACTCAGGCATTGTCAACAACCCAATTGCAGCAACATACAACCACAACTTAGTGGCGCATGAAGTTGGTAACGACAACGCTGAAACAGATAACGTCGAAGCCATCGAAGCCTTTATTTCTTCGTCAGAGTTTGACTTGGACGACGGTCACAACTTTATGTACATCTGGCGCATGCTTCCAGATATGAACTTCAGTGGGTCAAACGCCGCTAATCCGGCGGTTACGATGACGCTGCTGCCTATGGTCAATTCGGGTGCGGGGTACACCACTCCTGCTTCTGTTGGTGGAACAAACGTCACACCCGTCGTACGGTCGGCCACGGTGCCTATTGAGAAGTTTACTGGGCAGGTCTTTGTGAAGGTGCGTGGACGGCAAATGATTTTGAAGGTGTCTTCCTCTGGTCTTGGGGTCGCATGGCAGCTTGGCTCTCCACGTTTGGACATGCGTAAAGATGGGAGACGCTGATGACGTTTATTGTTACTACGGACTATGAACTTCAACGCATAGCGCCACCTGCGCTCCCTCAAGCCACGCTCCAGTATTCCAAAGACTACCAAGACCAATTCAACAACGTGCTGCGGTTGTACTTCAACCGTTTGAACAGCATTCTGGGGCAGCTTATGACAAACATGGACACGTTACCGGTATCAATTGGTGGCACTAATACAGACGCTTTCGGGCGGTTGCGTGTAAGCCAACCCTATACATTATTTGACAGCCAGAATCGTTATGCAGCCGACAATCAGTTTGATGTTGCGACGACCGGTACAGGTACAACCACATTTTTGCCTAACGAAGCCGCCGTCAAGATGGAGGTCACTGGTGCGGGCGTAGGCTCCGTGATCCGCCAGTCATACCGTTCGTTTCCGTATCAGCCGGGTAAAGGGTTGTTGCTTCTAGCAACCTTCGTTATGGATACCAGCACAAGCACTAATCTTACGCAGCAAGTGGGGTACTACAACGCCCAGAACGGCGTGTTCTTCAAAAAGAATGGTTCCACCCTATCGTTTGTCATGCGCACCTATACGTCGGGTACGGCGTCCGATGCCCGCTTTGTAAACCAAGCCGATTGGAACGGTGACAAACTTGACGGTACTGGCGCTTCGGGGTTGACGCTCGATTTGTCCCACCCACAAATTTTGTGGATGGACTTTGAGTGGCTTGGAGTGGGTTCTGTTCGTTGCGGATTTATCATCAACGGCGAATACATCGTCTGCCACACCTTCAACACTGCCAACGTCTACGGCAGTTCGGTCTACATGACTACGGCCATCTTGCCGGTGCGGTATGAAATTGTGTCAGCCACTGCGGCGGTGGCAGCGTCGATGAAGGCAATTTGTTGTTCAGTAGTCTCTGAAGGTGGATTTGAGCAAACATCGATTGACCACGTAGCGCGACGCACTTCAATTTTGGGGACGATCAGCAATACCTTCTTGCCGTTGGTTTCGATTCGTTTGGCGGCGGCAAGGACAGGAGCAGTTGTGTTGCCAAATCGTATCCAAGTTTTGCCTACCACCAGCCAAAATTACGAAGTGGCGCTCATCAAAAATCCGGCACTGACGGGACCAACAACATGGGTGCCGGTGCCAACGGATGCAAACGTGGAATATGACGTTGCCTCCACCGGCGTGGCTGGCGGCTCCATCGTGCAGACGGACTACACAACGGCTTCTGGATCAGGGGGTGCTCCGGGGTTGGCTGCGCCGACTGGGTACAACTTTGATCTACAACTAGGCGTGTCAATCGCCGGTGTCAGTGACATATATACGGTTGCTATTCGGACTGTTTCGGGGGCCACGACCGGGGACGCGGTTGGGTCTTTGTCGTTTTATGACCTGACGCAGTGATGGCCTGATGTTGTATAACGTCGTACTGTTTAAGGTTGATTCGTAGCGCCCGCTACAGGATACTATGAGTCCCTTCATTTTGAGGTGCGCTCATGGACGATCTTGCTTTATTTAACCGCCTTGCACGACTGGCGCGGCCTGCACACACTGATTACACGCCATTGACGACAATGGACATCTCTTGGCCAGATACTGGCCTCGACAGCATGGACACCTTGATGTTGTCGATCTTCTATTCAGACATCTATGGGGTGCCTGAAGCCCTTGTCAAAGAGATGACCCCGCAGACTCCGGCGGAGATGTTGCAGCTTATGTTGCAGCACAAAACGCAAGAGCCTACGTCTGAAGACGAGGCCATGGAGCGCGTGCAATGGTGAAGCTCGTTGATTTCCGCACGGCCTTCACAACACAAACTGAACTTCTTGAGGACGTTACGTTCCCGCAAAGGGTGCATTGGTTCCCCGACACGTACGCTCGGGTTAAGACGGGGTTGACGTACCCGCCGCATCGGCTAGCCGACAAAGTGCTAGACGCTGAATTTTTGAAGTCGCTTCGGGACAGACCTGTAAAGAAGTCAGCGTTTATTCTTGCCGCAGGTAACGCGCACTTTGCCGGAATCCCCCCATCTCCCCGCGAGTCCCGGTTAACTTACAACTACCGTTTTCTTCCGATGACCCTTACTCAGGTTTACGCCGGGCGGGTCGCGCAAGCCTGCGGGGCTACGGATCATGTGGTTACAGATTCTTCGGCGTGTGCCAGTAGCCTCAAGGTGCTCATGGATGTGCAGACGCTCATCCGGTACTATGGATTTGAACGGGTGGTTGTCTTATCAGTCGAAGACGCGGTAAGTAATCTCGTATTGGAGTTCTTTGGGGAAGCCAAAGCCTGCTTGACTAAGAAACGCGAGGCCGAAGAAGGCACCGTACCGTCGGCGTTTGACGCCAAAAATCAGGGTTTCTACGTAGGGCAGGGGGCGGTTTTTGCCGTTTTTGAGGCTGACCATACCGATTCGGCAGCAAAAGCTCGGTTGCGGGGTGCGTACACTGCCAGTGAGCCGTGCGATAACCCCCTTGGACAGCTTGATTCTGGGTTGGGGTTTGTACGGGCGGCGGAAGGGGCCATGCAGATGGCTCAAGTGTACGCTTGGGATGTGCGAGTTGTTAAGACCCACGGCACTGGAACCGCATCGAACAACATGGCAGAACGCGCTGCCTTAGCTCATTTGTTGCCAGATGGGTTCGTAGCTACTTCCTATAAACCTGTCATAGGGCATACAATGGGGGCTAGTGGGCTGTTGGAGACTTGCCTTATGGCGCAGGATATGCACGCGGGGGTGATTCCCGCTATCCCAAACAGGACAGAAACGGACACCGTATTTTTGTCTGACGCCCAGCCAAGGCCAGAGGGGTTGCTGCTTTCGCTTGCGGCGGGTATGGGAAACGTCTATTCAGCCGCCATTTTTTCGGTGGGGAACTAAGATGCCGATTACAAACAGTAAAGAGAAAAAGCTGCCAATTTCTGACATCATTGCGGGCGCATTGGCGGATGCAAAGAAAGCCAATTTGCTTGGAGACATGCCGCTACAAGCTGCGATTCTTGGTGTTGTCAGTGAGGGGTCACTACCAAACGCAACGGTTGAGCAGATTGGCAATACTGTGTTCATTACCCACTATAGCGAGGATAAATTAGAAGTTGCGATGCGGGCGATGAATTTGGATACGGCTCGCAACTACCTCGACAATTCAATTGCCTATGTAACGCGTCTAGCCGAATCCGGTGTGGCACGGATGACTAGTGACTTCAACGACAAACGTATTTTGCAGTTGTTCAAGTCTATTGCCAACCGCCCTGAATTTTCACATTGGGGGATGAAAGTGTACAAAAAACCGGATGGCAGCATGCGGGCCTACGTTGTTATGCAACAAGGGCAATGATAGATGTCGGCCGTCATTAACGCCATTGAAGCGATTGGTGAAGCCGTTGGCGATGTCATTGAGTCCGTCGGCAATGCTGTCGTTGACGTAGTTGACTTCGTTGCCGACAAGATTGTTGCCCCAGTAGGAAGGGCAGTTGGTAAAGTTATTGAAGGCGCACTTAACGACCCAATCAAGACAATTGCACAAGTTGCCGCTATAGCTACCCAACAGTATTGGGCGTTACCACTCATTGAAGGGGCAGATGTTGCAATTGCAGGCGGCGATGTTGGTGATGTGTTAGAGGCTACGGCCAAAGCATACGTCATGCAGCAGGTCGGGTCGTATGTTGGCAAAGCCGCTGGAGCGGCAGCAGGTGAAGCGGCAGCAGGTGCGCAATATGGTACTTCTGGTACGCAGGCTGCAATGTTGGCCGCGCAAGAAGCAGGAATGGGAACTGCTTCCGCTATTGCTAGCGACATTGTTGGCGCGGCTGCGGGTTCAGCAGCAGTTGCAGTTGTTGCGGGTAGAGACCCGGTTCAAGCTCTTATAACCGGCGGCGTCGGTGCAGCAGTACCGGCAGTGTTAGGACAAGTCACAGGGTTCCAACAACTTCCCGGTTCAGCACAACGCGTTATCTCGGCTGCGGTTACAGCCGAACTTTCTGGGCAGAACGTAACCGCTGCCACTATTGGTGCCACCATCGCCGCTTCGGGGGTTGTAACAGGAGCGCTAAAGTCATTTGACCCATCAGGTAGCAAGCTCGATGACGTACAACGTGCAATCGTTACCGACATCTTGATGGGTACAGCAACCGCTGCGCTTACAAATGGAAATCCATCAAACGTCGTCAGCGCGGCCATGATGACCGCTGGGTCTAAAGCCCTTGGTGACATGATTACCGGTGCTTTTAAGACTGCGACTACTGAAACTAAAGCTGCGTATCAAAAAGCAGATACCAAAGCTGAGGAAATCAAAGCTAATGAAGCAACGCAACGTACCGCCGTTGACAACTACAACAGTGTACGTAACCAACTACAAGGACGTATCGACGAGCAAAATCGTCTAATTAAAGTTGCAAATGATACTCGCGCCGCATTAGAAGCAGACAATACAAACGAAGAAAAATACAACGCTGCGGTCGCTGCAAAGCAGGCTGCGGATAGCTACATCACGTCGCTAAACAAAGACTACGCGGAGTACTTTCGACCAAACTTAGAAAAGTACGGTGGGGAACTCGACAAACTTAAGCAAAACCACGCGTTGTTGACGAACGACTACGAAGCCTTTATCAAATCCTTTGCAACAAGCACTGACAAACTTACTTCGCTATTAGACCCTCTGTACTTTACATCCAACCGTGCATTTGTCGAGGTAATGAGTCCGGGGTTTAACGCGGAGGAATATCGTAAGTTGAATGGGTTGGCGAGTACCGAAGACCCGTACGAACACTTTCTGGATAAAGGGCAATTTCAAAACGCACCAACAAACTTCAAAGCAGCCCAAGCCGAAATCGTTTCGCAGCGTACAAGGCTTTTAGAAGAAGCACTTGCCTTAAAAGGCGTCAACACTTCAACTGCTGATCCTGCGCAGATGGGAAAAATCATCGACAACCTCGATGCAAAGTACGGTAATAATGTGGCTGCACTCCGTACGGCAACTGCGCAAAGCGTTTTGAGCGATAACTACACTATGGTCACCAGAATGTTGGATGACCAGCAAAACGGTGTTATTCGTATTGAAGTATCAGGTACTGCTTATGGGGCGTGGAGAGAACCCCCCGCAGATAAATTTTCATTGCCCGCAGGGCTTCGCTACGCAACGGCGGAAGAGTTTAACAATGATAGCGCCAAGCTCGTGCGTACTACAGACGGTCGTCCTGTCTGGGTCATAGAAGACCCAAAAACTGCGCCACAAAATTGGGATGCCGCTACCGGGTCGTACACAACTACACTTGCGCCAGTCGTTGTTACTGGTAAACGTCCAACAGAAGTTGATAAGTTGTTGGCGTATGGGGCTGATCCCGGTTCATGGACGAGTGTTGTTGGTAAAGCAATTGTGGACGGTGCCCAGACATTGGTGAACTGGGCTAAAGACACAGGCAATTCGACGCTTATTAATACAGCGGCAAACGTCATCAAAGCCGGTGGTGGTTTCCTTGAGTCCATCAACGGTATCTCGGTGCTGGTTGGAGCCGCGCCAAAAGATACGGCGCTGGGTAAGTTTGCCGAAGCGTTGCAAGGTATTGGGAAGGCTGGAAACACTACCGAATACCAAGCTGCAATCAAGAACATGCAGTCAATGATTGGCGAAGCCAAGGGTGTTGGTGGCACGCTCAAAGCTATTTACGGCGCGTTCAAATCTGCCCCGCTGGAGTTCTTGGCCGAGTACGTCGGTGTTGAAGGTATACAGGAGGTTGCACCCCTTTTGATTGGTGGGGTTGCCTCGGCAGGTGCAAAGGGCGCTACGTTAGCGCTCAAGTACGGACAGGCGGTTGGTCAACGGGTCGGCACGGCTGCGGGTATGACTGCTGCCATGACCACTGACATCATTGAGTCGGCAGGGGGTTCTGCAAAGAATGCGTACGATGAAGCGTACGCCGCCGCCCGCAAAGCGGGTAAATCTGAAGCCGATGCAGACAAGATTGCTATCGATATTGCGCAGCGTAGTGCATTGGTTGCTGCGGGCACAACTGCCGTCACCATGGGTATTGGCGGTGCGGCGCTTGAAAAAGCGTTGATTGGTAGAACTGGGACGGGTCTTGGCGATGCGCTGCAAGCAATGGGAGATTTTGCAAAGACCGGTTCCAAAATTGCCATCAAAGAAGGTACCACCGAAGCAGGTGAAGAAGCGGTCATTCAAGCCTTCCTTGAAACGCAACTCTATAAGCTCGATCCAACACGAGATGTGGCAGGCAACATCACAGCCGCCGCTGCGTTTGGTGCGATTGCTGGTGGACCAATTGCTGGCGGTGCGTATGGCGCATCCCGCGCAGGCGATGTAATTTCTAATGCGTTGCTTGCTAACCCTATGGTTGCGGACACCATTCAAACTGCCCCCAACGCTGCTGCGGCAACAAGCGCTTTGCAAAACCTTGGCGTTACAGACGCCGGAACGCAAGCAAACTTGTTGAACACGAAGTACGATTCGCAATACACAAGTAGTAATGAAGCGCAAACTGCGCTTGCAAAACGGTCTGACTACGCATACACCGATGCCGATGTAAAAGCACTTACTGGGGCTACGCCAAATTCTAATCTTGATGCGGCGGTTGAAAGCTACGTTGATCCGCGTGTGTTTGACATTAACGAAGCCAAAGCTGCTGCCGCCGCAGAAGGGTACACGCTTACGGACGAACAAGCTGCTGCGTTGGTTGGGCAAAAAGACGAAGCCGCTGCAACTCTTGCAGCGCGTGCCCAATACGACCCACAGGCGGTAACAACTGAAGAAGCCGCTAAGTACCTCGCGGATTCCTACAAAGCGCTTGGGTTCAACGTCACGCCAACTGCGGCACAAGTTCAACAATTTGTTGGGCAGGTGCAAGAGGCTGCACAGCAGCAAGCTATCACTGGCTATGTTGGTGAAAATACCGTTACGTTTGATGAAGCTAAAAAGTACCTATCCGATCTTGGGTATAAACCTAGCGACGCTGAGATTCGCCAGTTTGTTGCCGCAACAAACGAACGGCAACAACAAACCGCTATTGGTGCTTACGTAGACCCACGCTTGGTCGATGAGCAAGAGGCTCGTGCGGCGTACGAAGCACTGGGGCTGAAAAAGCCGACGCAAGAAGACGTTCGTAAATTGATGGGGCAATACGCCGAAACGGAATTGGCAGGGAAAGCTCAGGCTAATTTTGACTCGGCTCGATACAACTCCATCATGGAACAACTTGATGGGCTGACCGTTGGCGCAAGTCAAGAGACGCTTGACGCAATTGCCAAAGTTAAACAAGACCTAAATGCACAGATTACCGCGCTGGGTGGCGATGTAACGAAGCTATCTGGTGATGTGGCCACTGCAAAACAAAGTCTCACTGAAGCAATTGCAGCGGTAGAGCGTGGTAACACAGCACGGTTTGGTGATGTCGATAAAGCGATTGCCGATCTAAAAGCAGCCGGATTGACAACCGAGCAGGTGCAATCAATTGTCACGCAGTCCAGTACGAACCTTTCTTCGCAATTTAGAACGGCGTTGACAGAAGCCGCGCAAGGTAATACGACGGCGCTTGGCGAGTTGCGTACAAACCTAGAAGCTAAAATTGGGGATGTACAAACATCGTTAAAAACCGCCCTTGGCGAACAATCTGAAGCGTTTGATGCCAAGGTGCAAGCCCTCATGGCACAAGGTAGGTCGTATCAAGATGCGACTACCCAAGCGCTGTCCGAACTTGGCGTCCAACTTTCTGATCTAGGCGCAGACTTTACGACAAAACTTGAAGGTTTGTCGGGTAGCGTTACTAGGCAAATTACGGACGTTCAAACATCACTTACGCAAGCTATCGCTGATGCGAAAGCTGCGGGGCTCCAAGGGGATGCCGCTCTACAGGCGGCAATCAACACAGTTGCGGGTGACCTCGGCACTACGAAAGCCGATCTGTTGGCGCAGCTTGGGACTACGGAATCTGGTCTCCGTCAGGAATTTGCGGCCCAAATCGGTGGGGTGCAAACACAAATTAGTGGAGTTGAAGCTGCACTTACGCAAGCTATCGCTGATGCAAAAGCTGCGGGGTTAGCCGGAGATGCAGCCCTTCAAGCCGCGATTAACACCGTTGCTGGAAATCTTGGAACGACTCGGGCTGACTTGCTTGCACAGCTTGGGACTACGGAAACAGCGCTTCGGCAAGAATTTGCTACCCAAATCGGTGGGGTGCAAACACAACTGGGTGAGGTACAACGGTCCATCCTTAATCAGATGGCGGCGTACGAGCAAGCGGGGGTAGCCCGAGACGATGCGTTGTCGTTGGCAATTACTAGCGTTTCGCAGCAACTTGGCACCACGAAAGCCGATCTGTTAGCGCAACTTGGCACCACAGAGGCGAACCTAAAAGCAGGACTTGAGCAGCAACTGGGGCTTGTAACTGCTGATGTGCAAGCTAAATACAACGCACTGACCGCACAGCAAAAAGCCTTGGCTGATCAGTTGGTGCAGCAGGGTGCTGACTTAAACACTGCAATTCAACAGGCCCAACAACAAACGCAAACCCAAATCACAGGGTTGCAGCAAGACATACAAACAAAGTATGCAACGCTTACAGCCGATCAAAAGGCGCTAACTGATCGATTGGTTGCTCAAGGGGTAGACCTCAACACCGCAATCGACACGGTTAAAACACAACTACAAGGACAAATTAGCGGGCTGGAAGCCACAATTGGTCGGCAAACTACACCCGCTACACAGCAAGACCTCGATGCAATCATCAACTTGCTGCAAACCCAAGGTGCGTATGACCCAACTTTGGATTACAACGCTGACCGCGTAATCGACCAAAAAGACCGCGTTGCAATTGAACAGTTTTTGCGGTCACAGCAGCCTGACTACAAACCTGATCCAAACCAGCCTTTCCGTTATGCACCGGCTGCGGGGTCAAAGTGGGCACCCACTGGCATTTTTGGGGCCATGGAGGCTGATCGGGCGGCAACTGAAAAAGCATTTGCGGATCAGGCTGCGCTGATTTCTGACCAAGCGGCGCGTACTCGTGCAGCACAAAACGCAGCCGCGCTAAAGACTCAACGGCTTGGCAACCTGAATACCATGATGCAGATGGTGAGTCAGTCACCGGACGTTGGGGGCCAGCAAGTTTCTGTAAAAGCCCCCGATCCTGCCAAGATTGGGTACATTTATGACTGGAGCAGCATCTTTGCGAATCCGGCGCAGGAAAAGATGTTCGTCACCCCCTATGCACAAGGGGGCCAAGTTAGCAGCGAACTTGACGACGTAAATGACGAATTGCTTAAAATTTTGAGGGGTTGATAATGGCAGGCTATTACGACGAGATCACTGGGCAATACATCGATACAGGTGATGTAGGTCAGGTATCTGGCCCCTTGGACAATACGTCCGGTACGCGTGCCATTGGGGACTACACCCGTACACAAGTCTTCGATGATGGGTCTACGCTCATCATGGACTTGCAAGGCAATATCGTTGGGTCCACTCCGGCTACAGATAATGCGGTTGCAACTAGCGGTGGTATTGATATAGGGGGGCTTTTAACTCGTCTAGGCACTTCTGCGTTTAATTCCCTGAAAAGTGCATTTACCACTAACGGTAAAACGGATTGGAGCAAAGTTGCCGCCGCTGCTGGGGGTCTTTACGGACTGTCTCAAAGTAACCGCGCCCCACAACAGACTGGGTATCAAGGCAAAATCCCAACGTACTCCATGGTGCGGGAGGCCGTGCCCGGAGCCCAGTACGATCCTAATCGTCGCCCCGGTAGTGGTGGGCAACGCTATTTTTCAAACACAAAATACTCTGCGCCCGGAGAAGCTGCTGAAACTGCACGGGTGGCGGCAAAAGAAGAAGCTGCGGGGCTGGCAACATTAAATCGTGCAAATCCTGCTAGCCAACGGCCCGCTAATCCTACGATGCAAGCAGTCACTAGCGGGGCCGAATCCTCCAATGTGCGCGAAGGGCGTCCCGCTTCTTCCGTTGCCCAGACCATGCCGGTGCCTACTTTCGCCGATGGGGGCATTACTGCACTGGCGCAAGGTCGATATTTAGGTGGCGCAACCGATGGTATGGCTGATAAAATTCCGGCACGAATTGACGGAAAACAGGAGGCCCGGTTGAGTCATGGTGAGTTTGTCATCCCCGCCGATGTGGTCGGTCACCTTGGTAACGGTAACTCCGAGGCTGGCGCACAAAGACTGTACGCCATGATGGACAAGATTCGAAAGGCTCGCACTGGCACTGCCAAGCAGGGCAAGCAAATCAACCCTGATAAATTTTTGCCTGCGTGAGGTAAGTCATGACTACGACCGCAACCGCCGCCACAACCAATTCCACTGCTAATACCGCCAATGCCGCTAATTCGGGGGTAGGTCAGCAAACGGGCACCGAGTCATCACTATCTAACTGGGCAGGTCCGTATGTAACGGACATGCTTGCCAAAGGGCAGGCGCTTGCCGGAAGTGACTATCAAGCCTACACCGGACCGCTTACCGCAGGAGCATCTCCGGTACAGCAAACGGCGTTCCAAGGTATTGCGGGGTTGACTATACCTACTGAGCAGATGAAGGCGTTTACGCCGCAGCAATTTACTGCTGAAGACGCCAGTCGGCTTATGAACCCCTACCTTGAAGCGGCGCTCAATCCTCAGATTGCAGAGGCTCGGCGTCAATCACAAATTCAAAACCTACAGAACCGCACGGCTCTAACTAAAGCGGGCGCTTTCGGTGGCGGTCGCGGTGCGTTGATGGAGTCAGAAGCTCAACGTAATCTGCAAACTAATCTGGCCAACATTACCGGTAGAGGGTACCAGACTGCATACGATCAAGCGATGGCGCAGTTTAACCGAGAGCAAGATTTAGGGCTGTCTGCAACTAAAGCTGCGCAAGATTACGGGCTTGCGGCGTTGCAGAAACAGGCCGATCTCGGCGCACAGCAACGGGCAATTGAGTCCGAAGGTATTGCAGCCGACATTGCTCAGTTCAAGGAAGAACGGGACTTCCCATACAAGCAAGTGCAGTACCAACAGTCGTTGCTGCAAGGATTACCGTTGGCCGCGCAAACATATTCATATTCGCAACCTAGTACGCTTTCAAATATCCTTAACCAATCGGGCGGCCTCATGGATTTGTATGACCGCATCTTTGGTGGTTCTGGCGGTTCTGGCGGTTCTGGCGGCGCCGAAGGGGGTCCGACATTGATTGCTAACCCTGCGACTGAAGGTCAGCCGGGATATGGATGGCGATATTACACAGACGGTACCGCGATTGCGCCGACGGGTGAATACTATTACAAAGGTGAAAAAGTGTGGACACCCCCCGCTGCGACGACTTCTGGTACAGCAACCTCTGGTACAGCAGCCTCTGGTACAGCGACTTCTGGCACAGGCTCTACTACAACTATTCCGGGGTAAACGATGCAAATGCAAGCACCTAACGCGCAGGGACTAGCTGGCTTAATGGCGCAAGGCCGTACCCCCCAGCAGCCACAGCAACCTATGCCTTCTCCTATGAAGGCAAGTCCGATGGCTAGCCTCGGTTCGGTTGAAGATCGCGTCGCGGCCTATCGAGGCAACCCGGCTCCGTTGCAGCAACGGTACGCTATGTCGCAAGACTTGCTTGATCTACTTGCGTTACAAAAGATCAAATCCGAGAAGGAAGCCGCTGCACGTCAGATGCAAATGCAGATGGCCCAGCAGCAAGCCTCTCAAGGTGCGGAAGCCATGACGATTGCGCAACAGCGCGAAAAAGAAGTCATGGACTTGACTAAGAATGAGTTGGCTCAACAGCGTGGCGAGACCGCACAGCAGCAAACCGAGCAACAACAAGACAACATGCAAAAGTTGTTAAGTGGTATTGCCCGTGCGCCCGGAGCGCAAGCTGCTGCGCAACCCAAATTGATGGCGTCGGGGGGTATTGTTGCTTTTGCTAACGGTGGTACTGCCTTAGACCAAGCACGAGAGCGTCGCCGTAACGCACAAGAAGCGCTATATAAGTTTGGGTTTCGTCAACAGCGTAATGATCCCGAAGGATTCAAAGCTGCACAGGCAGAACTTCGTGCAGCCGAAGCTGCGCTTAAAGACGCTGAGAAAGTTTATCAATCTGAAATCTCTGCGGCGGGGCTTGATCGCCCCGTGACACGCCGAGAAGACATTGGGGCTACGGGGCGTTTCCAGCGTGCAGAGGATGCTGCCGCTGCACCTCCGGTATCTGATGTCTACCCGGATGAGGTAATGCGACGTACTGCTGCCGGGATACGTTCACTACCCGAAGCAACTGAGTCTCCGGCAGTATCTGCGGCCCCGCCCCCTGCTGCGCCGACTAGTGAAACACCTACCATTTCGGCTGCTCCGACCGCTCCGACCGCTCCAGCGGCTCCGACTATTCCGGCTGCTCCAGCGGCTCCAGCGGCTCCGGCTGCGCCCACCATGAATGCAGCGTCAATGATCCCCGGGTTACAAGCGTCTATTCAAGCCGATGTCGCACGTGATCCCGAGGCTGCGCAGCGTGCGCAAGAAGAGCGCATCCGTAGAATGTTTGAGTTGAGCCCCGAGCAGCGTGCCGTATACGAGCAAGGTATTGCTCAACGTCAGCGCATGTTTGATGAAGCCTACGATCCTGAACGTCAACGTCGGGAAGGTTTGAAGCGGTTCCTGATTGGGGCCGGGGGTCGTCGCTACGGAGAGTTCGGTGCCGGTGCCGGTGCTGCGATGGCTTATGACGAAGGTCAGCGACAGGCGCGACTTAGGGATTTTGAAGCAACGCAAAAGGCCCGTGAGGGGTTAGTCAGTCTGGAACGCGAAGGTATCAAGCCCGCCATCGAAGGTGGCATTAAAGGGCTAGAGGTTGCTGGCGGGCTGCGCCGCCAAGGTCAGGCATCAGGTGCCAACATCTTTGGCACTGAGTCTACAGCCGCGTCCAGCAAATACACTGCTGACACCAGCCGATATGGTGCGGATGTGCAAGCCGGTACCAGTCGGTATGGTACGGACGTTAAATCACGTGATGAGGCGCTCAACCGTGAGGTTGAGGTGGCTAAAGCCAGAGCACAAGAAGCCGCGAATGCTGTACAGCGTGAGGCGTTGGATTTCTCGCGCATGCAGGGGCACCTCAATACTATTGTGGCTGCTCGCGCTCGTGCAGAGGAGGCCGCTCGTAAGCGTTTTGCATCTCAACTGGAAATGTTGAATATGCAGTTGCAAGCGGCACCGAACGATAAGAAACTAAAAACAGAACGCGACAATCTCCTAACACAGATTGAAGCAGAAGTAGATAAAGTGACTAAGGATTTTGACGACGCCAAAGCGGTAGTTGAATCCCGACTGTACGGCAAGTCTGGTGTAGGTACTGGTGGGTACACTGTTCGCAAGAAAGAAACCAAGTAAGGATGGGCCATGCCGCTGTATGAGATCACCGCACCGGACGGCTCCGTTTATGAGATTGAGGGGCCGGAAGGTGCCTCTCAACAGAGCCTGATCCTCGCCGCCAAGCGGTATGAGCGCGAGCAACGCAGTGCTGAAATTCAGCGACGTTTAGCTGAGGCACGCCAACGTCCCGCCCCTACGCCGGAGACTACGGTTGGCGGTAACGTCAAAGAATTTTTCAAAGGCGTCATCCCCGGTGCAGTTGGTCTTGTCGAAACCGCAGGAACTGGTATCAGTGCGCTCTTGCCGGAAGACACAGAAAAGGCCGCACGCGAGAAGATCAAAGAGATTGCTGGGGTAGCCAAGAAGCCGTTTGAAGCGGCTGAAGGGTACGAAGGCTCCATCGGTCGTCGCCTCGGCGAAGGTATCGGCTCGTTCCTACCCGTCGCTCCGCTGGGCTTGCTCGGTGCGCCCGGTATTGCTGCCGGTGTGGGCGTCGGTGTGGCCGCTGGCGCAGGTGAAGCACGTGAGCGTGCCGAACGAGGTGGAGCATCTACCGACCAGCGAAGCACAGCTACAGCACTGGGCACAATCCCCGGTGCGTTTGATACGGCAATTGACATGGCACTCGCTGCCTTCCCGGGTGGCGCAGGTCGCGCTATCGGGTTTGTCAAACGTGCTCTGATTTCAGGTGGCGTAGAAGGTGCAACAGAGGCCGCACAGGAAGTTGCTCAAAACGCTATTGCAAAAGGGGTGTACAAACCCGGGCAAGAACTTATTGAAGGCGCGGGTGAAGCTGGAGCCACCGGTGCTGGAGTTGGCGTGCTAGCCAGTTTGATTCTGGATATGGCTATTCCGGGGCGTCGTCGCGGCGCTACGCCGTTTGCCGAACCTAAAGGTGCTGCCCCTGAAGGTGCCCCTACTGGGCAACCGCCAGCCGGGCCAACCCCTGAAGCCCCACAAGGTGATTTGTTCCCCAGCGAACTTGCGGAAGCTCGCACCACTGCTGAAGGCATGGTGGGGCCGACTAGGCCAGAACAAGTCACTGAAACAAAACCGATCTCTCTGCGCGGCGTCCCCGACGCAGAGCAAGAAGCCGTGCGTGGGTTGATTCAGGAAAACTTCAAAACCACGCTTGATCCGGTCACAGGCGACTTGCGTGTTGAACCTGAAGATTTCGATGCAGTACGTAAGCTGCTATCTGATTTGGATGTGACCGCACCTGATGTGAAGTCAGAGCGCGATACAAAAACACGTGACCTTGTTGAGGAGTTGGAGACCGCTGATATTCAGCGCATGGTCGAAGACGACAAGTCGGCTGAGTTGCGTACGCTCATTCAAGAGCGGGATGCGGCAATTGCAGAGACAGACAAGCGTGTTGCTGAAGCTCAGAAGAATCGCACCAAAGCGGATCGCATGGCGTTGCTCACACCCGTGGTGGAGTCAACGGTTCCTAATGTCGAAAAGATAGAGCAGAAGTTTGTAAAGAACTTACAAGATGCGGGGTTCACGGACACTACCCCCACTAATCAAGAACGTGCGGTCATAGAGTCTGAGGTAAAGCGCCGCCGTATTAACGGCATCATCGACCGCCTGTTTACGAAAAAACCTGAGCCGACCGAATTTGGTATTGAGCCTTCAGCACCTGCGGAAAACGCAGCGATGGAGTCGCTTATCCCGGAGAAGAAAACTCAACGCCCGCCTGAGCAGCCCAGTCTGCCCGGCATGGGCAAACCCAAAGGTAAAGCTCCCGAGGCGTTTTCTGAAGCAGAGTTGGCGCAGCAGGAAGAGAAGCCGTTTGCCACTAAGTTGACAGCAGATGTGTTGGCACAGACGGGCTTACCCAAGCAGTCCGGGTTCTACAGGCAATTGCTTGACATGGACATGGCTGATCCGGCACAACAGCCGGAAGTGGCTAATATCTTTGCGAAGGTTCGCGCTAATCCGAATGTCACGCAAGGAACGAAGGACGCCATTGAACGTATGGCAATGCAGGCGTTTGGGGGTTTATCTAAACAGCAAGATATGTTCCCGGAGGGTAAGCAACGTGCGAAGACTACTCAGCCTGCGAAAGGGGAACCAAGTGGACAACCAAGAGGACGTGGTGAAGACGCAAGAGATGTCACTGCACGAGATCGAACTGGCGCTGTGCGTGGCAAAGAGAGCGTACGAGAAGGCAAAGGACCGGGGGGACGAGAGCCTACCGTTATTGATACCAAACGAACTGAAGCACCTAAGCCCGCTGGACTGGGAGATCGTGGGGAACCTGTTGCTGACACTGGAAAACGAACAGGCGCTCAGCCAAGTACACTGAAGAAAGAGTCGACCAAAGTCAAGGGGGAGGAGCCCAAAAAAGCCGAGAAGCCCAAGAAGACTGAATCCAAGGGTAACCTCGGTGCGTATGAAGGGCTGACTTCTTCTAATCCTGATCTTGCGTTGGAGTCGCTAGCTCACGACATCTACATGGCCACGTATCCGCAACGGAACGTATCCAAAGAACTGAACGAGATTACCGCCGCGCTGGGGCGTGGTGAGATGCCGTCCATCAAGTTCGGCAAGACCGGCGGTGATGACTTTATCGCTGGCACCGGGGGCAAGTACGCCGAGGCATACTACAACTCCCTGAACGCCGACCAAAAGAAACAACTCCAAAAACGGTTGGAGTATTTCTTCATAACTGCCGAAGCGCAAACGCGCCGGGGTATGGATTGGTTCAACGCCAAGCAAGCCCTTGATAAGGCCGTGCAGGAACAGGTAGACGATAACCCCGAGTTGGCTCGTGAGGCCGTGCGTGTGTTCGCACCTCTGCACCCAGAAGTTATGGATGCGCTCCGCACCGGCAACGCGGCAGATGCGCTTGGCGTTTTGGCAAAATACATGTCAGGTCGAAATGCCAAGATTGCTGAGATGCTTGGTAAAGCGCTGCCCGGCGTCAAAGTTGAATTTGTCAAAGACCTTAAGACTGCTGAAGGACGTCCCTTGGCTGGGGACTACAACCCTGACACCAACACAATCAGGTTAGACGACAAAGAAGGTGCAAACGCCCACGCGTTGCTCCACGAAGCAACACACGCGGCGGTGCTAAAGACGCTTGCCAATACGTCGCACCCGATGACTCGTCAACTCAACGAGTTATTCACAGCCGTTAAAGATTCGCTCGATAGCGCGTACGGTGCAAAGTCAGTAGATGAGTTTGTATCAGAAGCGTTCAGCAATCCTGACTTCCAACAGCGGCTAGCACAGATTAACCCCAAGGGTGAGCCGATCAGTGCACTGCGCCGATTCTTCAACGCCGTGGGTAACATGCTGCGCCGCATGGTGGGGTTGTCACCTAAAGGTTTGGACTCTGCGCTCGACTCGGCTGACGTGTTGATCGGCAACATTCTTGCCCCGGGCATGTCGGCTTTGGGTAACGGCACTCTGTACCAAGCCTCCGTACTGGGTACTGCCAAGGATGTGTTCAAGGCGCTTGATGCCAAGATCATCAAGATGCCCGGTATGGACAATCAGTTTGTTGGGGGCGTCTACGAAGTTTTGCGGGAGAAGATTCCGAATCTCACAAAGATGGTCATCCTCCGCAGCTTGCCGCTAAACGCGCTGACCGAAGTTGCTGCCAAAGACATCCCAATGGCTAAGCAACTTGACACGCTGGAGAAGCAGTGGAACGGCGTGATTGACGAGCGCCGTCGCGCAGTGGATGCCACATATCAGCGTATCCAAAAGTGGATCAAAGGTAACCCCGAGAAAGAAGCACTGCTCAACGACGTAATCGCCAAGTCCACTCGGGAAGAGGTTGACCCCAGCAAGCCCATGAGTGATTACAAAGGGCAGACCTCCAAGAGCGGTGCCGACAAAGAGGCTATCTGGAAAGAACTTCAGCCGAAGTGGACCGCGCTTGAAGGTGAAGGGCAAGCCATATATAACCAGATGCGCGACTCCTACGCCGAGTCCCATGAGAAGTTGCTCGACCTGCTATTCAACCGTATCGACGCGTCGGTGACTGATCCCGAAGAAGCCAAGAACCTGAAGACGGAGATTTACAAACGGCTTTCCATCAAGGGCAAGATTGAGCCTTACTTCCCGTTGATGCGTCAGGGCGACTACTGGGTGACATTCAACGCCAAGGGGCCAGATGGCAACTTGGAGTATTACAAGATGGCATTCAAGACTTCGGTTGAACGTGACCGTGCCATTCGCGCATTGAAGACTGACCCCGATGTCGAAGTAAAGTCGATACAGAAATCGTCACCCGCCAGTAAACGCAACTATAAAAACGCTCCCCCCACTTCGTTCGTGAACAACATTCTGCGGGTGTTGGAAGCCAACAAGGTGGACAGTGCAGTGACCGATGACATCATGCGGGTGTTCCTCGACACGCTGCCCGAGTCTTCGTTTGCACAAGCATTCCGTTCGCGTATGGGTACGCTCGGCTTCGACACCGACGCAACCCAAGTGTTTTACACCAAGTCGATCAGCATGGCACATCAACTGGGCAACCTTGAGTACGGTGCCAAGATGTACAAGTTGCGCGACGAGATGGAGGAACACGTCAACACGAAGGCCAAGACCGAAGAAGCACGGATGTTGTTCGACACGCTCGACCGGCACATCCAAACGATGGTAGCCCCGGACATTGCACCGTGGTCAAAGGTCGCTACATCCACCGCATTCGGCTTCACGCTGGGTTTCAACATCTCCTCTGCTTTGGTCAACACGACTCAGTTGCCCATGGTGGTGATGCCTTACCTTGGCGGTAAGTACGGATTCACCGATGCGAACAAAGCGATTGGTTTCGCAACCCGTGCGTTCTTTGGGAGTGGGCTCAAACGCAAAGCAAAGATGACGGGTTCTGACGAGACGGTCGAACTCAAAGCCGGGTATTCGCTCGACAACTACGACTTTGATGCCAAAGACTTGCCACAGGACATCAAAGACCTGCGCGAACTCGCCGAGATTTCCAGCAAGTACGGCCTCCTCAGTCGCTCCGTAGCTGGTGACATCTTGGAGATGAACAAAGACGACTCGGTGCTGACCCGCATCAACAACTGGTCGGGCTTCATCTTCCATCACGGCGAACGCATGAACCGTCAAGTGTCTCTTATCTCGGCGTACAAGTTGGAACTCGACCGGCTGCGCAAGGATGGTAAGGAGTTGACCACTGAGGATCGTCAGGCGGCGGCACAAGAAGCCATCCGTGTTACGGAACTGCTCAACGGCGGTGCGTCGGCTAACAGTGCACCGCTGCTGGCGAAGAACTCACTCGGCAAGATTGTGTTCATGTATAAACGATACGGCGTGTCGATGTACTACATGCTCTTCAAGACCACACGTGATGCGATGTCAGCCGAAGACCCACAAGTTCGGGCGGCCGCTAAACGTCAGATCGCTGGGGTGTACGCAACCTCCGCGCTGTTGGCAGGGGTGCAGGGCATTCCGATGTTTGGTATTGCTGCTGCCCTGTACAACTTGTTTGGTAAAGAGGACGACGAAGACGACTTTGAGACCGCCGCCCGGAAGTACATGGGTGAGGGCATGTTCAACGGTGCACTCAACTATCTGACTGGCACCGCAGTCGCCAACCGTATCGGTCTGACTGACCTGCTCTTGCACAGCACCGGCTACCGCGACCAAGACAACGCCGTGCTCAGCTTCTTGCAACTGGCAGGTGGCCCAGTCTATGGGGTAGCAGATCGTCTGATGCGTGGTGGCAAGATGGTCATGGACGGCGAAGTCCAGCGTGGCTTGGAACAAGTGATGCCCGCCGCGTTCGGCAACGTGATGAAGGGGTACCGATTCGCAACCGAAGGTGCCAACACCCTGCGCGGCGACCCCATCGTTGGAGACGTTGGCACCGTGCACTCACTGGCCCAAGCGTTCGGTTTCGCCCCTGCCGAGTACACCCGGCAACTTGAGATCAATGCGTCGCTCAAGAACATCGAACGCCGTGTGCTGGAAGATCGCACCAAGTTGCTCCGTAAGTACTACATCGCCATGCGTTCGGGAGACGGGGAAGGTGCACGTGAGAACTTGAAAGACTTGCTGGAGTTGAACCGCAAGCACCCCGGCCTCGTTACACCCGATACGATCCAGCGGTCGATGAAACAGCACATGCGTACTAGCGCGACCATGTATCACGGCATAACGCTAAACAAGTTGATGCGTGGTGAGTTGCTGCGCAACGCCGCCGAGTTTGACGACGGGCTCAATCTCTCCGAAGAATAAAAAACCCCCCGGTTTGTGGCCGGGGGGAGGAGTTACTTCTTGAAGGAGAAACGAGATGACAGGCAACAACTGTCAGGGACGATGCTATCACAGCACCCGCCAAAAGCGAACCCCCCATCTGCCGCCCTCAATCCCAATACGGGAATCCCACACCCAATCGTTGGACTGAGCAATCTGGTGGAACTGCCGTACGCACTCTAGCGTGTTTATACACGGGACGAACACCGACGCCCCGGGCACGAATTTGTCCCATACAACCCGGACAGTCACACCGTCCGGGGCAAGGTCGTCAAGCCGAATCCTGTTTTTGAAACAGCGCGGCGGTTGTAGCCATAACCTGCTCAGTTTCATCGTCCATAAACTCGGTGCAGTCAATTACGAGAACGTCAGCCGGAGGAAGGTTCATCTGGGTACCCTTGGACAACCGCATTTTGCTTTTGGTTGCTTTGGTACGCCCGGTCTTGAGTCCTTCTACAAAGCCGCTGTAGTTAATTTGTTGCTTTCCGCACCATTCTTTAAGCGGCTTTGGCAACAGATACAGTTTCTTAATATCATATTCATACCGCGCTATAAACGAGTTGCCTCGGGGTATAGCATCCGGCACGATCAAATGATCTATGCCGGTCATGGCTTTGCGTGCGTCATCGGTTGACTTGATACGGAGCATGCTTCCGTAGTGCTCAGCCAAGTAGTCGGTCAGGATGCCTTCCACGTCGGCGTTCATCTCCCGCACCATGGTGTGTGCACCTTGCATCGCCTTGACCGCCCACGCCACGATAGGGCCAATTTGCCAATCGATCAGGCCAGCTTTCTTCGCCACCAACAAACCCGTGATGGTGCGAGACACCAACGCCGACCAGAAGCGGTTCTCAGCGGTCAAGCTAGCCGCTTGGTCAATCCTCTGCTGAGTTGTATTAGCAAGTTCCTTGACTGCCTCAAGGTTGGTCATCACGTACTGAAGGTACGGCACCCCAGCGTGACCAAAATTTTCCTTCACGGCGGCAGCGAACGCGTCAGTTTCTGATTTACTGGTGAACTCTAAACGCTCGGCTCGGTGTTCCAGAATTCGCTGGGCCTCCGCTTTGGGGAGTGCTTTGTACAGCGAAATACGTTCGATCATGGATGTGTTGCCAGTGGTGCCAAACAAGGTCTTCCATGGCTTCCCCCTCACACGTTCGACGTTACCTTTTGGCCCCATGCGGTTACGCTGTAGCCCACTGGGAAGTTGATACGCCCAATCTGACAAATCTTGCGGCCTCGTGTTGGTCAACTCGTCCATGTAGCAGACGATGTTCTTGTACACCTCAGCCCGGTTCATCTTGGAATTGAACGTATCGCGCTCTTGCATCATCAGCAGATCAGGGTCGCCCCATATAGACGCTCCGGCCAGCATGCCCGTAGTCTTGCCAAGCCCTGAATCTTTACTGTACAGGTGGAAAGCGGCGGCGTTGATCGGCTGAAATTCCATAAGCACCGCACCAAACGCAAGGCCCACCATGAACTGATGCGGCTCCATGCCCGGGCGCTTATAGAACTTCATGGTCTCCTTCCACCCAGCCAATGTGCCTTTGGGTTGGAAGTAGGGGAACAGTCCAACTGTGGCACCCGACGGTGCGTTAACTTCCACCCGATCTTTGTAGACCATCATGTTGCCGAGCGCGAACGCCGTGCCCGTATCATCTAGCCAACCAAACTGCCGACAGGCTTCTTCAGCCTCGGTCTGAAACTGCAACTCGTTTACCCACTTCATTGTGTACTCCATCAATTCCGTTACGTTTAAGACCGCCACTCCCTGCATGGCAAGACTTTTACGAAACTCGTCCTTAGAACCCACGGCAGTCAGCGGTATCGTGAACTCGCGTACGCCGTCCTTGGGTAAATGCAAACGCATCACAAGCGCCTCGCCCGTTTCCGGGTCTTTGAGTCGGCGCACTACGTAGATGTCATTGAAGTACACCAGCTTGTCTCTGGAGGCTTCCTCATCCACGTTGCCATCTTTGTCCGTGACTTGTTTGCCACGCTTGAACACACCGCCCGTTTTACCTCGAAAGTAGGGCTGCGGGTACTTGGGGATTACGTACTGAATCGGTACCGCATCGATTACCCCAAGCGGTTTCTGCACCACGATGTTGTCAGCCTCATCGGCTTCTTCAACCTCACGGCCAAGACTTATAGGGGACTTGATCTTCTTCCAATGAGAGCATGCGGTGCATACTCCCGGGCGGTATTCGTCAAACCGTTCGCACAGGTACGGGCCTTTGATTAGGCTGGCCTTTTGTTCGGTCACCTCGGCGTTGTACTCCGGGTGCTTATCAGACAGGCGGTGTATCGCCTTACCACCATCAACACAAAACTTAGCAATCGACAGCGCGGCACGCCATAGGGGTTCTGAGGCGGTTGCCTGATTGGTTACTACATCAGCTAACTGCGCACACCCCTTCCCGGCAATCGTCTTCATCATGATGGTTTTGAACCGACTGACGAAGCTGCCAGACAGGGCTTGCATCACCGCATCTGTTTCACGTGGAACATATTTTTTGGGGGCGTTTAAGAAATCCGGGATGTCGTCCCCCAGCAGTGCCGAGAACGCGTCGAAGTCCACCGTCGCCCCCATCTCACCAACCAACACAACTGCACTGGGGGGATCATCTTTGTGGTTGTGAGTACCCGGTATCCGTAACACCCGAGCGGCATCGGCGGTTACCACCGGGTCAGCATTGAGTCCGTTTCGCTTGCACAACCCCTTTAGTTTGTCCGCTACCGGGTGCCATGTTTCACGTGAAACAGGGGCGCTGAGCCGCCAGTACACATGGACGCCACGACCTGAGTTGATCAGGGTGGGGCGTGGTAGCTTTGTTTGTTTACAGAATGTACGCAACGCTGTCAGCGCAGCGGTTTGCGTCGCATATTGTTTTGTCGGCCCACAGTCTAGGTCTAGGAAAAATGCCCTGAGTTGTTTTACGTGACCAGCTTCACGAGACCCCGCCTCGTCAAACGTGCCAAGTGCAAAATACGCATCGAATCCTTCACCGTCCAAGTTGTGAGCCGCATGGATGAGCGCGTCAATGGTGGGGTAGAACTTCT